TTCACATTAGCTTTGTAGACAGGATCATGCCCACCTGACATTGCACGGACTACAAAGCGAAACCTTGTGCAAGGGGTGCTAATATGGCTTCTACCACTTTTTCAGGTCCAGTGACCTCCACCGCCGGTTTCATTTCGGGATCGGACTCTCTTGTATCTGTAACTGCTGATGTAACACTGACTTCCGCCGCCAACGCAGGCCGCACAATGGTCTTGGGCGTAGCAAGCGGTGCGACTGTTACTCTTCCGGCGGCGAGCGGAACAGGCAACATTTACAGGTTTTTCGTATCGACCACTGTCACGTCAAACAATTACATCATTCAGGTCGCCAACGGCGACGACACGATGGCTGGTGTAGCAATTGTTGCTAACGATTCTGACAACTCCGCGTCAATCTTTGAAACCGCTGCGACAAGCGATACCATAACAATGAATGGTACGACTACTGGCGGACTGCTTGGAGCTACGATTGAAATTCAAGACGTAGCCTCGAACGTGTTCTCCGTCGTCGCTCGTGGTGCCGCAACCGGCTCCGAAGCTACTCCTTTCTCTGCTGCTGTATCGTAAGGGGCTTATCATGGGTAAGCTCAACGGCGGTAAAAAGCCTGTCAAGAAGGTCACAAAGACCGTAAAGAAGGCTGCAAAAAAGAAAGAGGGGTAAGCTATGGCGGGCTCTGACGTCAGGACGAAGCGGATTACCGGCACGGGTTCACTCGGTGTTGGCCCCGCTCGCATCAGACAGATACAGTTAAAAACTGCATCTGGAACTCCACGGCTCACTGTGACAGATGGTTCCGGCGGCGCTACGGTCCTAGATTTGGACTTTAATGCCTCAGATACACATTCTGTGAACATTCCTGCTGAAGGTATTAGGGTTACCGACATTTTTGTGGGTACCTTGACTAATATCACAGCGGTAACGTTCTTTTTTAACTAGGTGATCTGTGACTAGGCGTAAGGCAAAAATGCCGCCGCGCAACAAAAAAAATTTCCGCCCCACAAAAGCTGGGGCGGGAATGACCAAAGCCGGTGTGGCCGCTTATCGCAAAGCTAATCCCGGTTCTAAACTCAAGACTGCTGTAACAGGTAAAGTCAAAAAAGGTTCTAAGGATGCAAAGCGTCGTAAATCTTTTTGCGCTCGTTCCGCTGGTCAAATGAAAAAGTTTCCAAAAGCCGCAAAAAACCCTAACTCAAGGTTGCGTCAAGCTCGTAGAAGGTGGAAGTGCTAATGAAAGCGGAGGACGTTTTAAAACTTTTGGAAAAGCATGAGGCTGAGTGCAGTCAACGGTACAGCGATATACAAGACAAATTAAAGTCTTTAGACAATCGCATGTGGGGTATAATGGTTTTGATCGTGGTTGCCGCAGGATTGGAGCAACTTCTCTAATGACGATAACTCGTTCTTCGATGAGCAAACAAGTTTCAAATCCGCCGTCAAAGAGCAGAAAAGGGGCTAAAATGACAGCTATGAGCAGAGTCAAGCTTGGTGCAGGGACGTGTCCGGTAAAGAAAAAATCTAAACCTGTTGCTCGCATGAAAAACGGCGGAAAGGTCAAAAGTGGTGGCAAAATTTGTCCGGAGGGAAAAGCATGGGCTAAACGGACGTTTGACACATATCCGTCGGCGTATGCAAACTTGGCCGCATCCAAATACTGTAAAGACCCCAACTACGCCAAAAAGTCAAAAGGCGGCAAAAGAAGGGGTAAGTGAGTCCCATGAAACCTCGCGACAGGGCGAAAATTAAGAAAGTAGCTGGTAAGTTGAGAAAAGCCTCTAAGGCTCATGCTCGACAAGCCAAAACACTTTCTAAACTGACCAAAAGAAAGAAAGTCTGATGGGACAGTTAAAGCAATGGCTCAAACAAGATTGGGTAAGGATTGGTAGTGATGGCTCTATTAAAGGTCCATGCGGTAGCTCAAAAGATAAGAAAAACCCTGATCGTTGTTTGCCTAGAGCTAAAGCAAACAGTCTTTCAAAGTCTGAACGAGCCACTACTGCGCGCAAGAAAAAAAGGGCGGGGGCTAAAGGCAAGACTGTCGTCCCTAATACAAAAAGCGCGAAAGTAAGTAATCTGGCAAATGGTGGACCTGTCAAAAGACCTTTTAGAGGCAAAAAGGTCAAAGGAACCGCTGTGGCTAGAGGTTGCGGTGCGGTGATGCCAAACCGTAGAAAAAGGACCAAAGGGTCTGTAACTCAAGCGTGAGGTGAACAAATGGCGATGAAGAAAAAAGGTTATGCAAAAGGTGGCGCAGCAAAAAAGATGCGGCGCGGTGGGGCAGCAAAAAAGCCCATGCGTATGAAAAACGGCGGCATGGCGATGAAGAAAAAAGGCATGGCTCGTGGTGGTGTGGCTAAAAAAGCTGCACGTATGAAAAACGGCGGCATGGCGATGAAGAAAAAAGGCATGGCTCGTGGCGGCGTTGCCAAAAAAGCGATGCGTATGAAGAACGGCGGCATGGCGATGAAGAAAAAAGGCATGGCTCGTGGCGGCGTCGCTAAAAAAATGAAGCGGGGCGGTAAAGTAAAGAAGTAAGATGCCGTTTCTTCAGAGCAACATTCCGCACTTCAAGTGTTGGGTGCGAAGAGAGTACACGTGCAACCATGACAGATATCATGGTGAGTTTCTTCATGCCATGGCAATCGCTGTCACCACACTGCCTAATCGATGTCTAAGTTTTCAACTCATATTTACTGGGTGTGAAACAGATGACACTGAAGAAGACAATGTGCACGGCGGCGCAATGTGGGCAAGAATGCCTATTACGGCGCTTGTGGGGGACACGCCACTAGATAAGTGGCCTGATCCTATGCCTGTTCATGCAGCACAGCCATGGGACTGTATGTCCCACACACACGCTGTTTACTCTATGGCTCGTGCCCAACCTTGCCCATGGTTGGCAAAAATCGGTGGAGAGATGTATCCTGCAAAATACATGTTCACTGTTGATTACACGGAAAGTGAAATAGCGGACGATCCGGCGCAGCATAAACAAAGTCATGTTTTAGAACTTTTGGATGCCGGAGATTGGACAGGGAACATAGTCGCTTTGCCGAACAATCGTGTGCGAGTAACTCACCCGGCGTGGTTTGAAACGGGCCAAGGAGCTCCCGACTTTTTGCCGTCACAACACATTCACTATTCAAAATCTGATTTAGACTATACATTAGATGTGAACCAGATTTTTGATAACTTGTATGCGAGTGATGATACATGACTACGTCAGGGTCAAAAGATTTTGAGCTTCAAGTAGATGATTACATCGAAGAGGCGTATGAAAGATGCGGTCTTGAAATCCGAACAGGCTATGACGCAAGGACTGCAAAGAGATCTTTAAATTTGCTTTTTGCTGATTGGGCAAATCGTGGCCTCAATCAATGGACTATTAAACAACGAACTCAAGCTCTTACCGCATCCACAAACTCTTATAATTTGTCCGCAGATGTAATTGATGTTCTTTCTGTGGTTTGCCGGCGCAGCAATTCTGATTTGAGTGTCGAGAGGCTTAGTCGTAATGATTATTTTATAATCCCATCAAAAACGACAGAGGGACGCCCTAGTCAGTTTTTTCTTGATAGGCAGGTAACCCCGGCTTTGAAATTGTATCCTACGCCGGAAAACGCTACAGACACCATCATCTACGAGGCTTTAGTTCGGATTGATGATGCAGATGCTTACACAAACACCGTAGATTTACCTTTTAGATTTTATCCGTGTTTGGCGGCAGGACTCGCGTACTACATCGCTATGAAAAAAGCACCCGAAAGAATACAGCTTTTGAAGGCTGTATATGAAGAAGAGTTTGAACGTGCAAGGACTGAGGATAGAGACCGGTCTTCATTTAACGTAACTCCAAACTACCAGTATTTAAGGGTGAACTGATGGCTAAATTTGCTTCAGGTAAACATTCTTACTTTATTTCTGACAGATCCGGACAAAGGTATCGGTACAAAGATGCTCGCCGTGAATGGACGGGCGCTATTGTGGGGCCGGATGAGTTTGAACCAAAACACCCACAATTATTTCCTGTTAGAAATATCGTGGAGGTTCAAGCGTTACGTGATGCCAGACCGGATAGGACTGAGCCCTCAGTCCAACAACTACTGAAAACAAATTCTTTCACATCAGGGTCTTCCGGTAGCGCCTCTATAACAGTGAATGAGGTGAACCACGGCAGAACCACTGGGGACACTGTAAGATTTAGAAAAGTAAATGGGTTTGATGGATTTACGAGCACAGTTCTTGAAAATAGTTCAGGGTATTCGATCACGGTTACTGATTCAGACACCTACACATTTACCGCATCGTCCGGAACCGCGACCACGGGTGGTCTGCGCGGGGGTGGTGAAAATGCGACCGCCGGGCCGGTGACTTTGGAGGCATAGATGGCGTTTACTTTAGCTACATTGAAAACTGCCATTCAAGATTACTGCGAAAATACAGAGACTTCTTTCGTAACTAATCTGCCTACATTCATCACAGCAGCGGAAGATCGCATTTTTAAGCTTGTTGATCTCGAATATTTTCGCAAGAACGCCACAAGCGCCGTCACGCAGAACGATCCCTTTCTATCCTTGCCGACAGATTTCTTAGCGTCGTTTTCGCTGTCGATCACGAACAGCAGTTCTAAAGAGTTCTTATTGCAAAAAGACGTGAATTTTATTCAAGAACTTCATCCTAATTCGTCTACTACCGGCACTCCAAAATATTACGCAATGTTCGATGTCGATAATTTAATTTTGGGCCCAACTCCGGACAGTAATTATGTTTGTGAGTTTCATTACTACTACAGACCCGCGTCTTTGACTGCTGGGGCGGATGGTGGCACAACTTGGTTAAGCACAAACGCTCCGAATGCCTTGCTTTACGGCTCTTTATACGAGGCGTATATTTATATGAAAGGCGAGCAGGACATGTTGCAATTGTATGAGAAACAGTTTGCAGAGGCGCTTTCAAGATTGAAAGATTTAGGAGAATCAAGAGAAAACGCAGATGCATATCGTAGGGGTCTGCCGGATCGGCCTCGAACATAAGGAGTAGAAGATGGC